CTATCTGACCATTTATTTTTATCGATAACACAGTTCAATGCTTTAGTTAAAACTTTAGTAGTTTTAGCAATAGTTTCTAATGTACTATGCTCACTTAAGTTAATTGATGCTAATGTACATTGTGGAGTATAGTTAGCTTTAGATGCTTGGAATATCTCAATACATAAGTTACTTTGTTTAATTACACCAATGTTACGTTGCATATTGCGTTTATTAGCATTATCTTTAAACATAACATATGGTTTACCACTTTCAACCTCAGATTTAATGATTGAATCCCAAATCTGTTTAGCTTCAACTTTGGTACCTAAACCTAATTCTATTGCTTTATAATACTCAGCTTCAAATTCTTCACCATGTAATTCATATAACGGTGTTAAACCAGCTTTCTTAATATCATTAGGACAGAATAAATACCATTCACCATTTGCTTCCAATTGTCTCATGAATAAGTCATTAACAATTACAGCTGTGAATAAATCTCTAGTTCTTAATTGCTCATCACCAATTGGTAAAGTCAATTCTAAGAAATCAAAGATATCTTTATGCCATACTGATAAGTATAATGCGCAACTTCCAGAACGAGAACCTTGTTTGTAGAATCTCATTTTAGATTGTACCATATCAGCTAATCTAATTACACCACCAGCGTTACCGTTGAATGATGATACAATACTTTCTTTACTACGTAATGGGTCAATCAATAACCCAATACCAGAACCTTCTTTAGAAGCAGCGGAAATCTTAGTTAATGTATTCTCAATACCTTCAAATGAATCATCTTCTAAATGTGTTAAATTACAACTAATCATACCACCTCTTTCTGGAACATCAGCATTTGTATATGTTGGTGTAGCAAAATTACCTCTTCTACTAGTTAATTCTTCTGATAATTCTAATCTATCAGTTTCAGAAGTGCTTAAGAACGCAGATACACGATTGTACATACATGATGGTAACTCTAATGGTACTTTGTTATTATCCTTAATAGAATACTTCGTTAGAAACGTTGTAGCAGCAAAGAAATCATATTTCAAATCAACTGGTTGTAATTCTTTACCGATTAATTTAGATTGTCTTGATAATAAAATTCTACCACCTAACAATGAATAGTCTGGGTGTTGAATGATTTTATCAGCAGCTTTGAAAGCAATAATCTCATCAATCTCAGTTGTTGTGATATTATCATTAATCAATGGAATTACTTCTTGAAATAATAAATCAGTGTCTACTTTTAATCCTTTAGATTGAGCTTTAATTCTCGCCAATATTTTATTTGGCGAGAATGCTTGTGTTGTTTTATCTCTTTTTACAATTTTCATATTATCTTTCATTTTAATTATTAAAATTCTTCGTCAAACATTCCATCGATAGTAGATGGGATTTCAACTCTTGTATATTCTCCATCTCTTTTCTCAAAGAAATTATTCTTAGCGGATAAACCGATTCTAGCCATATAATCCAATGGATTACTTACACCAAATTCTACTTCACAACCAAAATCATTTAAAACTATATCAGTAACATATTGAACATATTTAACCATATCTTGTTTAGTTAAACCTTGTAACCCATCTGGTAAACTTTGCTCAACAAAAACTTTTTCAGCTTCATAACAACTAAGTATAATATCTCTTAATTCTTGTTTACTTAATTTATACTCATCTTTCAAATAGTTATTATACAAATTTAACGCAAATTCATAATGAGTGGTTTCATCTCTAAGGATTAATTCATTCATACTACCTAAACCTGACATTTTATTTCTACTTCTAAACCAGAACACACCAGAGAATACACTAGCAAATGAAATACCTTCAACACATGCAAATGCAATTAATCTATGTGCAAATGATGGATGTTGAATCCAATCCTCAGCCCAAGCTGCTTTTTTAGCCACTGCTGGATTTGTTTCCATAGAATTGAAAAGTGCATCACGTTCAATCAAATCTTTAATATATGTCTCAATTAATAAAGAATACCCATTTGCATGAACTTGCTCTATAAACGCTTGATGACCATAGAAATATTGTGCTTCCAATAACTCAACCTCATTCATGAAGTTTGTAGCTAAATTATCAATCACTAAACCATCCGATATTGCGAAAAACGCTAATATGTTTTTAAGATAAGTCTTTTCATTATCCTTTAATTCATCAAATCTATCTTTAGATAAATCAATTTCTTCAGCTACCCAAGTTTGAGCTTCAGCTACTTTGTAATACTTCCATAAATCACTATGTGAAATAGGGAAAATAGAATACCTCTTTTTTATGTCATTACTTTTTAAATACATAATTTTTTTATTATTTTTTTACTTTAGTTATTATGAAAACATTTTTAGTTTATATAATAACTATCTGAAATTTAACCTAAACTTTAATACTAATATTATTTTTTTTTAATTATCTGAACTATTATCCCTAGCTTTCAATCCAGCGTCCATTAATGAATTTATTTTGTTAAATGCTTTAGCTTTATTATTGTTTTTTAAGTTACCAACACTAATCGCATTATTACTTTTACCACTCATTTCAATCTGAATTGTTCCGTTATTGAAAATAATATCTTCAAACACTAAACCATCTTTACCAAATCTAGATTTTAAGATAGCCATGTTAGCTGTACCATTCTCTTTTTGTTCAAGACTTTTTGCAATAGATACAATAAAGTGACCTATTTGACCTTTTTTAATAGAACCTCCCATTTGGTCTGATTCAACGATTGTTGAACTAATTGCAGAACGATTACCTTGTACTGCTGTCCATCCAGCCATTTCAAATTCAGCTAACATTGATTCGAATTCACGCATTACTTGACCTTCACCTACATTCACATCATCAACTTTCTTAGATGGTTGAACACAATCGATATAATCTAACAAGATAATATCTGGTTTGAACCCACTAGCTATTTGCTTTCTGATGTATTGTTTGATAGTGGTTATAGTTGTATCAGAACTAGGGAATTTCTTTAACTTTAATTTACCCTTACTTTGTTTAACTTGGTCTAACACTTCTTTAACCTCATCTTTACGTTCACCTAAATCACTTAAATTGATACCAGTCCAACATGCGATATGTTTTCTTTGAATTACCTTCGGCATATCTTCAAAGAATATCTGTAATACGTTATATCCTTCGTTGTAAGCGTGGTTCGCTAACTTAGTGAACATTGTGGTCTTACCGATACCAAAAGCTGCTAATATCACAGCTAATTCACCCTTAGATAATCCACCACCCATTATAATATCCAATCCACTGATACCAGTTGGGATTGGATTTCTATAATCGTCATCTAAAACATTCTCGATGTTCTCAAATATTTCAACACTATCATCTTTGTTATCACCCTTATCAAGTGCTTTTCTCAAAATGGTTTCACAATCATCATATTCATCAAGTTTACCATTTGTAATAATAGTGTCAATTTCTTTAACTGCTTTTTTAAGTTCTTGTCTCTTACAAAACTTCATTGCAGTTTCTTGAACGTATAAAGTATCATTTAAAGTTGATTTCTCAATCTTAGCAAATTGACTATTAAAAAAGTTAACTTCTACTTCTGTTGTATTTTTCTCAAAAACTCTTGATTTAAGACTTCCTATATCTGGAATTGCTTCATGTTTATCATATGCATTCTTAATTTCAGCAACAATTATTTTAAGGTAATTATCTTTAAAATAACTTGGTTCTAAAATATCAATAATAGATGTTCCAAATTTTCTATCAGTAAGTATCTGTAGTATCAATCTTTGTTGGAAGTCATCTGTTAGGTAACTTAAATCTTCTTTGTTAACTTTAGCCATTTTTTTTTTAATTATAATTATAATTCAATACTATCATACTGTCTAGTCACTTTCTTTAGTGTTAAGGTATTTGTAATTGTCTCAATTATTTGAGGAATTATTTTACCAATATGTAACCCAGTTCTAGCGTATGGGTGAAACACATTACCAGAGAAAATACTTTTAGCTACCACTTTATCATGATAAGCAATTTCAAATCTATAATTGTGTTCAGTTTCATAGATGTTTTTAGTATCATTAGGGTTGGTGTATGGATTATATGGATTATAATTATTCCATGTAATGTTTTCACATATGTTTTTCAAAAACGATGGAATTAAACCCATTCTACCATACCCATTGTTAATACCAGTTAATTCATCCATTAACTCTTTTAACTCAAATGAGCTAAATACATTTTCATTAAGTTTGCCACTTTTTTTAGTATCAATATTAAAATACCTTTTACAAACAATATTATCATTTGTGTAAAACGTAAAGCTAAAATCTTGATTAGCATAATGCGGTCTTGTAACCGTCTCTTTTTGATTTTCTGTAACCATTTTTATTTATTATTTAATTAAACTACTATTTTTTATTTCTCTACCCATTAATTTCTTAAATGGCATAAAGTATTCTTCAATGTTATACTTAATTTTATTCTGCATACCATCTTCTTTTGTGTATCGATATACATTTTTAATATCTCTACCTTCTGGATTAATTGGCAAGTCTATTAAATCATTAACCCTACTTATCGCATCTTCAGTTAATAAAGGTTTCTTTAAATTAACTAAAAGGTTATTAATCTTATATAAATCATTACCTTGAACCCCATCAGTAATACCATCGTAAATATTAGTTAATATTTGTAATGGTTTCTTTTTGTTAGTTATTCTTTCATCTTGTAATAACTTAGACTTATTAATAACTTGTTCAACAGTTAACACTTCTTTTCGTACTTCTGGGAAGTATTTTAATAAAGTATCTTCACCTAATCGTTTAACACCCTTGATTGAATCACTGTTATCACCACAAAGTATCTTCATTAATGCCGCATTCTCTAACTTGTATTTGAAATGTCTACTAAAGTTTTCATTTGTAACATATGTTTTTAAGTCACACATGTAAATTCTAACTTGGTTATCAATCAATTGGCACAAATCTCTATCACTTGTTATAATA